ACGGCTTTGCTGATGACCTTCAGCAGGAGGTCGACCGATGACCCACCCCCTCTCCCCCGCCGCGCAGGCGGTGCTGGATGCCGCCTACGCCCGGCCGTTGCGGGGGCTGCAGCCGAGCATTGCCGCCGCCCTCCGCGCTGCTGCGGATCAGGTGGGCGAATCGGAGTCCGCCGAAGAACTCCGCGCCATCGCCGCCGAGCTGGTGGGGGCCGATGGCTGACCAACCCAAGCTGCTGATCGACACCGAGTTGTACCTGTACCAGGCCGCCAGTGCCTGCGAGTACGAGGCGGAATGGGCACCGGATGATTGGACGTACCTGTGCCGCCATGGCGATGCACGGGCTGCCTTTCAAGATCAGGTGGCCGAGGCTCAGTCCACCTTCCCCGATCACTCCGTCACCCTGGCGTTCGGTGATCGTGCATCGTTCCGGTTTGGGCTGTGGCCCAGCTACAAAGCGAACCGGAAGAAGTACCGCAAGCCTGCCGGCTACCGGCAACTGCTGGGGTGGGTGGAGGCATCAGCTCCCACACGGGGTTGGGCCACCGCACGGCTACCGGACGTGGAGACGGACGACGTGCTGGGCATCTTGTACGAGCCCGGCGATGTGATCGTGAGCTTCGACAAGGACATGCTCACCTTGCCGGGGCTGCACTACCGGAACGGCGAGGTGGTGGAGGTGAGCCTAGAGGAGGCCAACCGGGCGTTCTTTACTCAGGCGCTGACTGGCGATGCAGCCGACAACTATCCCGGCTGTCCAACGTTCGGGCCCAAGACTGCCGAGAAGTGGCTGGCCAACTGGTCAACCGAGGCCGACCTATGGCGCGAGGTGGTCAACGCCTACGTGCTGAAGGGTGGTTCCGGCCACCGAGAAGCAGCCGAACGGCAGGCCCTACAGCAGGCCCGCTGCGCACGCATCCTCCGTGCTGGCGAATACGACCTGCACAAAGGCACTCCTGTGCTCTGGTGTCCCCCGGTATCCTGAAACTGTCTGCACCTATGCAGTGCTGCATCCAATCGTCACTCCTGAACTGATCGCCCATCTGCGGGGGGTGTTTCCTGCTGCGCTGACCCGCTCGCATAGCGATCGAGATGCCCACTTTGTTGTGGGCCAGCAGGAGGTGATCAACTACCTGCAGCAACTGCTGGAGCAAGAGCAGAACGGAACCTTTGACCCGGAGGACTCCTGATCATGTGCGGCGGCGGCAGCCCACGATCGGTCATCAACATGCCCAACACGGGCGCGTATGACCAAATGGCGCAGGCCCAGTTCGATGCCATGAAGCTGGCTCAGGACGGGACTGTGGCGCTCAAGCAGATGCAGCTCAACCAGACCCTGACGCAGCAGCAGGAGACGTTGAGCAACCTGCGGGATGTACGGGTGCAGCGTGCCAACGACACTGCAGCCAACGCCTCCCGCATGGCCGCACTGCTGGGGCCTCCCCCACCCGAGAAGGCGGCCACCGCCCCAACGGTTGGCAGCAACCGCAGCACCATGACCCGCCCCAGCGGGAAGCGTGGGATGCGGATTGATCGCACCACCACCGCCAGCAGCAGTGCTGGCACCGGCCTGAACATCACCTACTAGGAGAACACGCCATGTGCGGAGGAGGACGGGCCCGCAGCCCACGCATCGTTCAGCAGGGTCCAAGCGCTGCAGACATGCAGCGCCAGCAGGACGCCTTGAACGTGTACCGCGATCAGGCCGCAGCTCAGCAGCAGCAGCTTGCAGCAGCACTGCAGCAGCAGATTGACGACGCCAACAAGCGGATGGCCGAACAACAGGCGCAGCTTGCGGCCGAGACGGCTGCCGCCGCGGCGGATGTCGCCAACCGCCAGGTGGGTTCCTATGCCGTCAAGACCACCGCCGAGGTGGCACCCGCCGGGGCACAGACCACTGAGCCGATCAAGCCGCGAGCCAAGCGTGGCCGCAGTGGGCTGGCGATTGCCGCCAACCCTGCCACCACCACGTCAGGCACGGGCCTGAACATTGGGATGTGACCATGAGCTGCGCCCGGATCTACGAGCGGCTGGAGAGCGACCGCAACAACTACCTGCAGCGAGCCCGCACTGCGGCCCGTTACACGCTGCCGTACCTGATCCCCCTCTCCGACACCTACACGCTGGGCCAGAACGAGCAGCACACGCTGCCGTGGAATGGCATCGGTGCCCGTGGGGTTCACAACATCACCAGCCGGTTGGTGTTGGCGTTGCTGCCGCCGACTGAAGCGTTCTTTCGCTTCACGATTGACGAGATCGAGATGGCGAAGCAGGAGCAGCAGGCCCTGTCAGCAGGCGCCACGCAGGAGGAGCTGAGCCGCAGCAAGTCGGAGTTTGACCTGGGCCTCGCCAAGTTGGAGCGGGCGGTGCTGCGGTCCATTGAGACGAGCAACGACCGGGTGGCCGTCCACGAAATGTTGTTGCATTTGATCGTGAGCGGGAACGCTTTGCTGTACGTGGGCGAGAAGGGGCTGCGCTGCTTCCACTTGAACCGCTACGTGGTGCGCCGCGATCCGATGGGCAACCCGATGGAAGCGGTCGTCTGCGAGGAGCTGGAAATGGACAGCCTGCCCGAGAAGGTGCGGGCGGTGCTGGATGACGAGGACAAGGCCAAGGGGATTGCTGAGGAGGAGGAGGACTACCGGCCCGCCAGCGCCAGAACGATCCGGCTCTACACCCACATCGAATGGGAAGGCGGCAACGTCAAGTGGTATCAGGAGGTGAAGGGCAAGGAGATCCCCGGCACCGCCGGCAAGGCGCCGCTGAACGAATCACCGTGGCTGCCGCTTCGCATGTACCGCATTGACGGGCACGACTACAGCCCCGGTTACGTGGAAGCCGCCTGTCTGGCGGACCTGCAAACGGCCGAAGCGTTGAGCCAGGCCGTTGCCGAGGGATCGCTGGTCAGCGCACAGGTGAAGCATCTTGTGAAACCCAGCGGTGTCACCAACGCCAAGAAGCTGGCCGACGCACCGAACGGCGCCTTTGTGCCTGGCAACCCGGATGACGTGACGACGATCCAGGTGAACAAGGCGATGGATCTGCGGGTCGCCATGGAGGGCTTGGCCAGGGTGGAGGCCCGGCTGACCGCAGCGTTCATGCTGGCCGACGTGCGGGACTCTGAGCGCACCACCGCCGAGGAGGTGCGACTGCACGCCCTGCAGATCGAGAACAGCCTGGGCAGCATCTACAGCATCCTGACCACTGAGTTTCAACAGCCGTATGTGGCGCGGAAGCTGGCCCTGCTGATGCGCCGGGGCAAGTTGCCCAAGCTGCCGGAAATGGTGCAGCCCGTGGTGTCGGTGGGCCTGGCGGCAGTGGGCCGCGGCAACGATCTGGAGAAGACCGCACGGTTCATGCAGATCCTGCAGCAGACGCTGGGGCCAGAAGGCATCACCACCTACGTGATGCCGCCAGAGCTGATCAGACGGCTGGCTGCATCCATGGGCATGGACATCATCGGCCTCGTCAAGAGCGACGAGCAGCTTGCTGCTGAACAGCAGCAGGCGCAGCAGATGGCGATGGCGCAGCAGGCGATGGCTGCAGGCATGGCCGATCCCCAGAAGCTGGCGAACGCCGCGGCCATCGGCCAAGACATGGCGGCACCGCCGGAAGAACAAGCACCCCCTGAACCCCAACCGCAATGACCGCAACCCCCACGACCGAGCCCACATTTGACGCCCGCAACATGGTCGGCCCCGGCCAGGAGGGGGCGCTCGACGACTTCCTGCAGGAGCTGGAACAGCGCGATACCGAGGCCCAGCAGCCAGTGGAGGAGGAGCCCAAGCTGCTGGCCGGTAAGTACAAGTCCGCCGACGATCTGGAGAAGGCGTACCAGGAGCTGGAGAAGAAGCTGGGCGAGCGGCAGCCCCAGCAGGCCGAACCTGAACAGCAGGCACCGCCAACCCGTGAGCAGCAGATCGAAGGGTATGGCGAGTTCATCGTCTCCGCTGCCGAGGAGGAGGGGCTGGATCTGGCGGCATGGGAGGCAGCCGTCCGCAAGGGAGAGGACACCGCTGAGCAGCGGGAGAAGCTGGCGGCCAAGACCAACATCCCGGCCCAGTTGATCGAGCAGTACGAGGCAGCGTTCCGGCCCCAGCAGCAGCAGAGCAGCGAGCCAACCAGCCAGGGCCTCACCGACAGCGACGTGACGGAGCTGAAGGAACTGGTGGGCGGTGATCAGGAGTTCAGCAGGCTCAGCACGTGGGCCAGCGCCAACCTCTCTGCGGACGAGCTGGCCGACTACAACGAGGCCGTGGACAGCGGCAACAAGGTGGCGGTGCGGCTGGCGCTGCGGGCCATGCAGGCACGAT